TGCAACTTCGCGTTCCTTACCAGTGCCAAGCGCATTGATTTCAGGAAACCAGTTTACGCAACGCTGACAATCGACATTCACCGATTGAAGAGTGTAGCTAGGTCCGATGAATCCTGGAAACCTCATCGACTTGAACCTCCAGTTATAATATTAAATCCACCTTTCGAAATTAAAGCTCTATCAACAGTTAGATAGCTAGGCTTGGTGTTCATTCGCTTAATGGATGATTTTGATTCTTCAGCAGTCTTTGCAACTTCTGGCGATACGCTTTTTCCGTACTCTGGCGCTAATTCGATTGCTCCATTATAAACAAGCGCTCTCTCGTAACCTGGAGGGAATGCAATTGCAGTATCTAAAGTCAATATTGTTGAAAGCGGTTTCCAACTAAAAAGAACAACCTTGTATGCAGCCGATGGCATTGGGTAAAGGTTAACTGTCTCGTTAGGGTAAGTTCCTTCAATGTAGATGTCAGTTGGTATGGTGGAGCTAGATGCTTTTTGATTGATCGAAGCCCATTCTGATAATGATAAAATATTGAGTTTATACTCAATTGCTGGAGATGATGTCTCGACTCTAATTAATGCTTGATCGATCCTCATTGGACGAGTGGTAACAAAAACACCTGTTGCACCAATGGTATAACTTTGTGTGTTAGGAGTTAACACAAACTCTTCTCTAACTCGCGAGTAAATTAAAAGTGATTCATTAGACCATGAGTCTAGCATTCTGTTTATGGAAGCTAGACCATCGGTAGCCTCATTCGCTGCAATACTTTCACCTGGAGCAATAGCACCAATCAAGCGAAGAGAAGCTGATATTAAATCCCGTCCTGTCATGATCACTCCTGTAAAAGTTTTTAGTTAAAGGATGGAGCCGAGAAGCATCACGCCTCCCGACTCCATTAATTAGTTTAAATTATCCGAGAATCTTACAAGCCCACTCAGGACGAAGTGCAGCCCAACCGTAGATCACGTCTGCACGAGTTTTGAATTTATCTGTGCTGATATCGTACTGGCGAACAATACGAATGCTGATACCTGTATCTGGATCAGTTTCAACAGCAGAAAAGTCTACACCTTGTGGCATTTCAAGGGTTGCGTAAGCAAGACCGAAAGCCTGTTCATGCATGGCGATGTTGTGAGCAGTAATTGCAGAAGTACCTACAGAAGATCCACCTAGAGTGAATGACAAAGCAGCACCAGTTAAAGGCACAGCAGTCACGTTTTGAAGTGATCCAGTAGAATAGATAGTCGGGCTGATAGAGATAGTCGCATTACCTGCACCATCAGAAGCACAGTCAGCGGTAACAACGAATTGTTGTAACTGACCAGTGTCTTGCTTAGTGATAGGGTTGACTTTATTTACAGCAGCGATAGTGAACACGTCACCAGCTTTTAAACGGTTTGCAACAGCAGCAGTCCAACCATTGGTAACAAGAGTAGATGCACCACTTGCAGTAGTTCCGTTCATTAGTGGAGTACCACCACGTTGACCGGAAGTTGAACTGTATACGTTTTGTGAGCGATACCAGTCAGCACCGATTGCTTGACCCATAATTCCGCGCTTGTATTGACTTCCGATTGCATCACCAGATTGAAATAATCCTTTCAATGCATCAACAATCACGCTTGAAGCAGCAGGATTGATTAACATTGAATAGTTGTCATCTTGTGGGCCTGCACTCTCAGCAATCTTTTGCATACCTTGTAGGTAAGTTAAAAGAGCGCTTGGAGTAGTCGCAGCAGTACCAACAGCATTGTACACGTTAGTTGCAGCCATAGCGTAACCATCAAGGTCAACTTTGTTAACTAGAGCGAGTGCAGCAGGTGCTGAGTAACGCTTAGAGAACTCGTCAATAGAGAGAGTTAAATCACTAGAAATAAACTCAAAGTCAACGTGCTGTTGAGAGTTGATTGTCAAAGTAACTGAATCTTCAGTCACATCTTGTGCAGAATACGCTGTACCACTGGTAGCAGTAAAACGGTTTGGTTTACGGATCTTCTCACTTGTACCGATCTTCGCTCCCTTTTTTGCGAAGTCTTTAGAGTAAGATTTATCTACGTTACGTGAAAATCCCATGTTGTTTTTGAATTGCATCAGCATTTCTTTTGCAATCACACTTGGAGTTAAAATACTATTAGCCATTATTGTCTACTTTCTTTAAAAGCGCTTTATTTTCGTCTTTTAATTTGTTCACGTCTAATCCGCTCGTACTCACTGAATGGGATATCTGGATCAGTAATCGATTTACGAATTGCTCCAGAAGATCCTTTTCCAATTGTTTCGATTGGTTTAGGCGCATTTGTTATTTTTTTTGTTTCGATTGGTTTACTGTCAGAGGTTTTTAAACTGAGTTTTGATTCTATTTTTCCAACTTCACGAGCAGCAGCGATGGGTGAAAGCTTGCAAATTCTTGCAAACTCTTCACGGTTTTTCGCCAACTCATAAGTTAACTCAGCGCTATTTTCAGACGACAAGATAATTTCTTTGATGGTAGATGAAACAGGGATATCATCCACTGATTCAATTACATCGTAATAATCATCATTTTTTTCTGCGAAGGATTTTGCCCGTTCGTTGTAAGCGGTGATCAGCTTTTGTTGTTCGCTTTGCAAGTTTGATTTCTCAATAGCTTGCTCACGTTCTTTAAACTTCTGTTCAGTTTTCCAATCCGTTAGAGCTTCTACATACTCAGCATGAGTATCAAAGCTATCTGGAATTGGTTTACCTTCAGAAGCAACAACTTTAGATTCGACAACTTTTTTCTCTGCACTTACATCTTTCAATGCTTGTGCTTTCCAATATTCGACTTCCTTGTCTTTATCAGAAATACGAGAATTTAATTTATCAATTCTACGCTGAAAACCGCCTTTTTTACGTGGTTTATCCTTATCAGAATCATTGGAATCATCAGTTTCATTTTCAGATTCTGATTCATCTTTTGACTCGTCTGTTTCCTCTTTTTCTTCAGTTACCGATTCTAAAGTTTCTTTTTGCACAGAAGACTTAACTTCCGGCGCGGTTTTAGTAATTTCTTCACCACGTCTAATCTTTTGATAATCAGTAAACGAAAGATTCGGATTACTGAGATCATTGATTGGAGTAGGTGTATCGATTGCTTCGTTATTGTTGCTCATTAGAATTTCCTTCTAAGGGTTGACCTGGTGGAAACCCGCCAGTAGGTTCTTGTTGTCCAGATCCTTGATCAGCACTAGGAGCGCCATTAGGATTAGGATTAAATTGTTGATTTTCTTGTGACTCAGATTGTGATTCATCGGACTCGTATTGAATCGGCTGATTAATATCTAAATATTTAAGTCTTTGATTGATTTGATCGATCTCCAAACTAAGTAGAGCGTGTGAATCTTTTGCATCAAGTTCTGCGCGTTTTATTTCAAGCTGAACTTCTAGTTTTTTAAATTCAATTCTCTCTCTTGATTCGAGTTCAATTAATTTTTGATCGCGTTCATCATGTAATTTATGGAGCTGTTCAGTTAACTGCTCGATCATGTGACCTTGTTGCTGCATTTGTTGCTGCATCTGTGGAGGTATTGGAGGAGCTTTAGATTTATCGTCATCAGCTAGCCCTGGTGGAAGTGTCTTTTTAAGACGGTCTGCAATGTCCTGAGCACCAGGCCAATCCATATTTCTAACAACAAGATCACCTGCTGATTGCATGATCGCTGGATTAGATCGAGACATATCAATCATTGAAGCCGCCGCTTCTTGACGTTTACTCGCAAAGCTTGGCCCTACATCTACAATTGCATCGTATCTCCCGGCATCCATCGCATAGATAGTTGGCTTTCCATTGTCATCGAAAGTTTCATTCAATTTAACAATTTTAGGCACTCCATCTTCGCCAATGATTCGAGCTGCGCGTGCTGTATCGTAAATCTTTGGGATGAGATCAATGATCACTCGCCCAGCATGTCTAAGTGAGCGAGTGAGGTTGTCTACAAAGTGAAAGTTTGAGGTTTGTGCTTGATTGTTACGGCGTTGAATAGCTACGCCGCTTGTCTCATTTGATTGTTTACCTAATGATGCATCGTAAATACCTGTTGTGGCTTTGATGTCATCAGAAGCTCCCATTGAAGCTTGCGTGATTGCTCCGATTGAAGTCTCAATAGAATTTCTTTGTGGCGGTGGAACCTGAGTTCCGTTGAGTGCCATTGGCTTGTATGGAAGGTAAGCATGATTCTTGCGATTAGCAGAGTTCCAAAAATGTTCATACCCTTCCACTTGACCTTCAGCCAAAATGAATGGAGTTCTTGGAGCAAGTGCAATTGCTTCAGTCTCTGCACTCTTCCAATAGTTGTACATTCGAGCAGGATCTTTAGCGGATCGAACAATTCCTTGCAGTGTGCGCTTTCCATTAATATTTAATTCTTGGCCGTAAACTGGAATGATAGGAATGTAACTTCCAGGCCAATCCGTTTTTTCTAAAATTTCAATTCCGTTTAATTTGCACCATTTAACAACTGGTACTTGTGCGGTACGTTCTTTAACTACTGAAACTTGTGCATTAGGATCTTGATTTAAATGTGCTAGCGCATCTTCAAGTTTATCCTTGAAAACTACGTCACCATTACTCAGTAAACAGATTTCTTTATCTTCAAACTCTTTGTAAAAGTATTCAGTAACTCGACAGCAATCATCATTTATCCAACCAGGAGACTGACTCCCAATTGACTCCCATCCATCAGATGATGCGGCCTCTGATTTTGGATAAGTTCTTTTGTATTCATCTTTTGAAATATCTTCAGAGATGAAACCCCAGTTAGCGTCTGATCCATCAGGTTCTTGTGAGTGTGGATCAAGTCGAGCTGAAAATTGGTTATTTACGCGCTTAATTTTAATTGATTGATTGAAACTTGTTGGGCTTTCGTACTCGGTAACAATACGAATAAAACCAAAACCACCGCGAACTGCAGCTTCAAAACCAGTGTCATAAGCTGCATCAGCATTGGAGTCGTATTCGATGTGACGAATAAGCCCCTGCATGATTTTTGCTGTTTCAATATCACCCTTATCATCTACAGGGTGAACCTTGATTGACGGACGATTTTGACGTTGATCATTGCAAACTTGTTTAACTGACTGCTCGACCTTGTTGATGGTTAGACATGGACGCTGATCTTGCTCGCGCTCAGACTTAATGCTTGAAGGCCATTGATTACCAGCACTGAACTCAATATCTTCTAATGCGCTTATTCTGATTTCAGATTCTGCTTTTTCAGATATTGCAAAACGAGCGTGAGCTTCATCAAGAATTTTCTTGTCAGCTTCGTCTAAAGTTTTCTTCTCATCATCGCTATCGATTGAAGAATCTTCTTTATTTGAATTGTCGGGATTGTTGGTCACTTTTTAAGTGTGAACACCTAAAAACATTAGAGTAGTTAATGAGTATTTAATGTTTTTTATTAATTATCAACCCATCCACCCATTCCCACCACCGCCATAATTGTAATTATTAATTGTTTTTATTGGAGTGCTTTTTGGAAACTCAGCACCAAGTTGTAGGTCTAATATTCTTGCCCTGCAATCTAAGGAATCATCGTGAACACACACAGGGAAAGCTAGATACTCATCAGCAATAAAGTTCTGAACATAATCACGTGTCACGCCTTCAGAGTCTACAAACATCAATCGTTTAGGCATGTAAAACCTGAGCTGTTCAAATACTGGAATAAGCTTTTTAATCCTATCCTCTTTAGGAATTGAACCACCAAGTTCAGTAATATTGAAACGATAATTCTTTTGCTCCATGATGTACTGAACGTGCTCTATGTCGGCTTGTATTCCGTACTTCTCATATCCAACGGCTTTAGGGTTATGGATCTTATGGAGTTCAAAGAGTTTATTTGCTCGCTGGGTAAGATTTAATCTGTCTCTGATAGCATCAATTAAATAATAATTATTATCAGGAGCAAGTGCGATCACTTCCATCACGGTATAATCTGAAGTTGATTTCTTTGAGCTAGCTGGATCGACAATGATGTATTTATTCCACTTTGAAGTATCGCCTAGTGTTTCGTAATGCTTAAGCCATTCTTCTTTAAAGCTCATGGCTTTATCAGCCACAGGATTTTGTAACATCTGACAACTAAAAGTGTATGGGCCAAAATCCCTACGTTTTTCTGCCAATGATTCTGGAGTTAAGAAAACTGGTTCACCATCCATTTGACCGTTGTTCGTTGCTGCATAGATTCTTGGCTTAACAGAACCACGATCCATCATCACGCGGTACGTGTCGTGGATATGGTAGCGAGTTCCAATGTATCGTTTAGATCCACCATGAGCACCTAAGTTTAAAGACAACTCCCATGCTCCTGTGACTTTTTTAATCTGATCAGTGGTGGTAACTGATTCACGAGTGACCACATCGTCATAAACTAGAATTGCAAAGTGCTTTGAAGTGGGTTGACCATCAACTACGCCCCACGCTTCAACTGTTGCCTCTTTAGGGTTAGTTTTACGCTTAGCAATGATGCCCGAATCAAGTGACCATTTAGGCGCTTCTGATTCAGGCTTTTGGTATAAAACATCTGGGAATAATTTCTTTAGGTATTCATTGGTTTCTAGTTCTCGTTTGATCTGATCAAGAAAACCTTTAGCAATGGGCCTGGTATGACTGAAAATACCTATCGTCACTTCTGGATCAATTAAAATGTCTTGAATGGTTTTGGCGTAAGTAATTACCGTACTTTTATAGTGCTCTCTCGCCCATAAGTCTAAATGTCCATTAGGTGAAGCTTGCACCTCACGGCATCGATCATAAAGCCATTCCTTATCAACGTCTTTTCGTTTGAATGCAATGGTTAACAAAAAGAATAAATCAGTCTTACAAAGTCTACGTTGAGCATGAATGTTGTTAGATGCGATCACTCCACGATAAACCTCATTAGATTCATCCCTTGTCATCTTTGAACAATCAATTGATTCAGCTAGCTTGCGGCTTTCCTTTTCTTCAAGGAGTGCTAGGAGCTCTAGTTTTTCGTTTCGATTCATGGCTTCTTTACTTTTTTAAACTTTTCTGCCTTGAGTTTCTTCTCTTCTTCCATTTTAAGCCTAATTAATATCTCATCCACGGCTTGCGACTTTAAAATGCAAGCTTGCTCATTTGCTGGAATATTCTTTTCTTCGGGTAAGATTCGCTCGATCATTCCTTACCCACTGACCTTAAAATCATTGCATTAATCTTCGCGTCTAGTTGATCATCTGGAATATCTGACACATCCCTAGTCTCGATTGGTTTACCGTCTGGGCCTGAGTGCTCAAACTTGTCTGGAGACATTCCTAGGTGTTTGGCTAATGAATCAAGGGCACCCTTCTTCTGTGCAAATTCAACGTCCTTGGTGAATCCGTAAATATCAGCATGTTCACCCTGGCCATCTTTATGTTCAAATATTTTGATTTTAGATACTGACCTACGTACATTTTCAGGCATTTCTCTAATTGGTAAAAGTTGTCCGATCTCATCATAGGCATCTGCTGGATCAACAAAAGCAATGCGAGACATTTCTAAAAGTACACGCTCACGAGTAACGCCAATCTCTCTCAATGAGTGTTCTGTTAATTCTGCGATGCGTTCTTTCACTGAAGTTTTCTGAAGTAGC